TCCAATATAAATCATTAATATAAAAAGCACACTCATTCGCATCAGAACCAGATACAGCATAGGCAATACCCTCCATATCAGCTTCTTTCGTCAGTGTTTCACTTAAACGATCAACAGGCTCTGCGGACTCACCACTATTGCCACGAAGAAAATCTATATCATTCGTTGGTAATAGACTCTTTAATTCTTTATGATTATAACCTAATGTAAATGAACAATTACCAGATTGTATTTCTAAGTTAATACGATTCTCGTAATGAACCCAATATCCATCAGTTCGAATAACTCTCTTAAGATTTTCTGCTGGGCTTATTTCTTTTAATTCGTACATGTTTCATATCACTTCCAGTTAAATATGGAATCTTTATTAATATTTTATTTCGTTTTCTTTTCAATTTTAAGGTCATCTACTTCTTTTATCCATTGGTTAAAATCATTCTCTACTGTGACATTAGAAAATCCTTTATACTTGATTACATATACTTTTTGCCCCCAAACATTCTCACCAAATGCTTTGTATTCTTTTGCAATAAATTCTTTATTCGACTGCCAACTCATTTTCTTTTCTATACTGTTCTCTATAAAATCTAAACATCTCAAGATGATTAACTGGATTTTCAGTAAATATCTGCGTTTCGCCACCCTCTACTAAAAATAATAATACAGTTTGTTGTATTGGTTGTCCTTTTAATTCTTTAAACATATGCGCATATGCTGATGCTTGCATAAAGTAGTTTTGAATCCATTTCTTTTCTTTTGGTCTTGATGCTGTTTTAAAATCAATTAAAGAAACTTTATTTTTAAATGTAGCTATACAATCAACTGTACCAGCACATTGCAATTCATGAGAATATAAAGGTGTTTCGAGTGCCATTATATTATCAATTTCATTTAACACTGGTATAAAGTTAGTAAAATCTTGAGACAAAGTTGTTTCTACTAAATCTTCTGTATCATATTCAAATCCATCATTAAGTAAATACTTTTCAGACCATTTATGAATTAAAGTACCACGTGATGATGCTTGTCTTGATATACGATTTGCTTCGTTATTTCCTACTCTAGTTCTCCATTCAACAATGTTTGATCTATTTTGTAATGATGTAATGCTTGTCACTGAAGGATATAAATTTCCTGTTGGTGTTTTATAAATTCTACTCCCAGCAGAATCTATTCTTTCTAACTTAGGAAATTCAACTGAAAGATGAGTGAATCTTTTGCTAGGCTGAATATATTTCAAGGATTCTTTTGTATTCAGCTGTTCTTTCAGCAAGTCCATGTGTTCCTCCATTTATTTTCTTTGTCATCATTACTAAATCTCCTGCATCTGCTGTATCATTTAAATTATTTTTATTCCAAAACCAAAGAGCAGATCTTACAGCACCAACATATGTAATTAAATAGTCAGGAACTTCTTCTATATTCATTTGTTCACTATTCGCAAATGCTTGATAATTATTCTTACCTGTTAATTGTATAAGTCCTCTTCCACAATATCTCCAACCATCACCTGATGCTTCATCACCATTCCCCATACGATTAGCATAAACTCTATTTGCGATTGCTTCTGGCTTACGAGCATAGTCCATCACATTACTCTCATTAAAGTATTTTGGGAATGTTTTTAATAAACCTTTATCAGAATAATTTAAATTTTCAATCAAAAATTTATATTTTCCAGACTCGTGTGATGTTTGTGCGAGAAAACCAGCAATACGATTTGGGTTTTCAATCATATCTTCTGGCATCGAATCAACCAAGGCATTATACCAGTTTGTTAATACATTTGCATCTGTTAAATATAATGCTTTTCCTAATTTTTCTTCTGTGAATATACTCATTTTTTATTAAACCATTCTGTTAATTTATATCCTAATATAATTGCTACAATAATCATAATAATTAAAATTCCTGTTATTTCAATAGCAAATACAAGTTTATCTAACGTTATCATATTTCTGTTGTTTTATTTAAACGACTTCCAGGAGTATTTTTATGTATTTTTTTTAATACTTCATTAAATCCTTTTTTAGCATCTGTTGCTTTTCCAGATACACCAGAAACATTCCATGGTGCAGCAACTCCAGGAAATTGAGTAAATATTTGTTGGACATCTGGGTTCGCTATTAAATAAGGACCAAGTTCATCCATCTTCATTGTTAATGAAAATTCTTTTTTAGTTTTTTTATTTTCAAATGTATAATTAGGCATATAGTTTCTTTTCTGTTAAACCTTTAGAATACCATTCAGGTATTGGTCGATTAGTCCATTTAGCAAAATAATTCTTTGCTACTATGTAATAATTATAATAAGAGTGAAGACTATTATTTGGTACAATACATAATGGAAAATGACTCATTGCTGGTGGTGGATCTTTGAATGGAATATTAGGTATGTTAATTGGATTTAATTTTAATACATCTTTTAACTTATCATAAGTGCTATGTATTTTGCCATAACGATGAGTATATTCTTCTGATAAATGTTTCCATAATTTTTTTAGATATTCATAATGTGTCACACTTTGACGAACCCATATAGCTGATGGGTGGTTTTTCATAGTAGACTTGTATAATGTACTTTCCATTATTGGCGATGGATGAACCCAAGTGGTATATTTGCGATTTGATTTTGAAAGAATGTTATGAGATGTTCCGTCAAGGACGCGATGCGCAGTTGACAATAACTGCGCATACTCAATAATCATTTTAACTACATGTTTATCGCAGTGCATTGTCGCACAGATTTTAGGATCTTTATCTAAGTAAAAAATATTCATAGTATAAAATAATAATTATTTTTTAATGTTTTTTTCAATTCTAAACATATAATATATTGACACTCCTAACATAATTACAGATAAAATAAGTATTATTACTTCATAAACAAAAAGAGTCATAAAAACCTCCTTCGTTAAAAGCACATCTATTTATTCTAATTCAACTTTCTTTTTGGTAATATTTCAGCTACACCAAATGGTCTAGCTTGTTGTCCAACTTCTACAATTGAATTTAAAAACTTTTGATAATCTAAATCGCTTAAAGCTGATTTATAAAAACGAATAGCAATCGCAAGCATCGTACTTGATACTAGTTGATTGACTTCTGAATTTTTAGAATATTTAACGATAATATCCATAGCATTTCTAAACACATCATCATAAATTTCTTGTTGTAATTGGTCGTTATCTAAATTCATAATGGCTGTCCTGCATCATCAGTTTCTAAATTAAAATATTTTTTATCAACTTCCATTACAGCAGTCACTCTCCAATGTTCTGGATTAATTGCTTCATTCTTTAAACTGTGTTGAATATCATGCCCATTAAATGCTACAAACTCACCTGTTTTCCAAATTTTCTTTTCACCATCAAATATTAATGCTTGTTTTTCTGGCTCAGGTATATCGATACCAAAACTTACAGTAAATCCTTCAAGTGTAGGATCACCCATACTTTGACGTATCCAATCCCAAACATAACCATCATGATGTACTGGTAGCATTTTTCCTGGACGTATCATATTGACACATAAGTCGATTGCTCCAGGAATATTATAGAATTGAGTAGTAGTGCGTTTCCAAAGATATCTGTCTTCTAACTGTTCGTTTATTTTACGAGCATCAATAAGTGGTAATGCTTTAAATCCACCTCTATTATTTGCAGGCATAGAATAACGATCGTCAGCATTTATTGTATCTTCGAATGATCTTTGACTTCGCCATTCAGTATAATCACTCATGAGAGCAATCATCATAGCAGTCAAAGCATTATAATTTGAATAAGATGTAGGATTTCCAAGCCACATAAGACTATATTATACTATATTTTTAATTGTTTGTAAAGTCATTCCAATGCTTTATATCTGTATCAATTACACAAGAAACACGCCAATTTCCTGTTTTATTCCATACTTTATGCATAAAATCACGTCCATTAAATGCTACTATTTCTTTATTTCCATAAGTTCTTGGATAAGTATCATTTTCAAATTCCATACCACAAACATTCGGATCGTTTGATGGCATATCAATACCAATTGCTATTGTATATCCTTTTACTGGATGACCAAATGCTTCTTCTATTCTTTGCCAACTACCAAAATCATGATGCATTGGCAATCCACCATTTGGTTTTATAAAATTTACGATTGATTGAAACACTCCAGGAATTTCTTTTAAACTTGCTGTTGAATGTTGCCATGGATTTCTTAAAGGTGGTACTGCTTCCCCTCCTTGAATAAGTGGTATAGCCCACCAATCATCAGCATGTTCGTCTTCTCGATTAGGATATTCAAATCGAAATACATTTACACCTGTTTCAGTTATTTTAAATTTACGAATGAATCTATCATAGTCTAATTCTAATGCAGGAATTAAACTTGTTTTAAGAATTTCGTAATGCTTATATTTTGTTGCGTCTATCCACATATTAATAATTATAGTTGTTCCATCTATGGTTTAAATATTTAGTTTCTGGTATTGATAGATTATACTCAGATTCTAAAAAATCTACAACTGCAGTGACACGCCATATGCTACTATTATTCACCACATTGTGTTCGTGTGTTTTGCCTTCAAATGTTATCCACTCTCCAGTATTTAATGGATGTTTAGAATTAGTTTTACCAAATTCAAAATAAGAATTATTTCCATTTGCTTGTAGTCCGAATACATTTGTAAATCCATTTAGTTTAATTCCTAAATCTTTTTCTTGTCTTTTCCACCCACCACTATCATCATGCATTGGAAGTCGAGAATTTGGTTTTACAAAATTTACAATGTATTGAACTAATCCAGGAATTTTAGCAGCAAAATCTGCTGAGATTTTCCAATCTTCATAATACTTACATTTAATATTTCCTTTATTTGTAAGTATAGGATCACAAAACCAATACTCTTTTGATTTACCCTCTTCTTTATCTTCTATGTTTTCAGGTCTATGATAGTCATCCATATCTCCTGTGATATTTGAATATTCAGGATATACTTCAGGATTTTCAAATTTTTGTACTTGAACTCTATCTTCAAACTTATATTTTAATAACCAATTACTAAAATCTTGTTTGATTAATTCTTGTAATTCAATTAATTGATTATACCACTTAAATGTTCTTGTTTCAATTATCATATAAATGCTTCTTTTCTTATATCAAATACAGCAGTGATTCTCCACTCTGGTGTATTATTCCACATACTATGAACACTATTAATACCATCAAAGCAAACTAATTCATTTTGTAATGGAAATTTATTTATTCCATTTACACACATTCCTACTGTTTCTTCTTTAGCATCTTTCATACCTGTATGAAGTGTTGAGACTATGCTATATCCTTCAATTTTAGTACCCCAATCTAAACTTATTTTGTGCCAACCACCATCATCTTTGTGATTTGTTATTTTACCATATGGACATAAAAAATTTATATTTAATTGAACTAAACCAATTAATCTCCCTAAACTTTTATATGACTCTGGTAATAATTTTGTGTTCCATTTTTTTTCGTAAAATGCTCCGAGACATCTCCAGTCTTTTCTATGTTTATATCCTTCAGGATCTCGAATAGGATCTGGTGCAGGTTCAGTCATTTCTGGATTAGCAAACTGAATTCCTGTAGGAGTAATATAAGCATAAGAATTTTGACTTGATACTCTATCTTCATACACTGGATCTGTATCAACTTCTGGATTATTGTGTGTTAGCCAAATTGACAAATCATTTGCTAACTCAGGAATGATAGAGATTAATGTTTTATAATCTCTATATTTTTTTTCATCAATCCACATATTTAAAATCTTCACAAACCTGTTTATCTGTTTTAATATACATAGGATTAAATTTTTCTTTATCAATATCAAACACAGCAGTAATTCTCCATTCTTTTGTATTGTTTATTATTGAGTGATTATAATTCAAACCATCAAAACAAACAAATTCATTTTCAAGAGGATAAGCCCATGTATCATTTCCTGTTTTAGCATTTCTTATACTCGTTCCTACTGTTTGTTCTTTAGATTTTTTCATACCTGATTTCAAAGTGGCAATTAATGAGTATCCTTCGCATTTACATTCCCAATCTTGTGACATTTTAGCCCAGTTATCAACATCAGTATGTAATGTAATTTTACCATATGGAGCAACAAAATTGATAATTATTTGTCTTAAACCTTTTAATTTTTTACCATGTTCTGAAAATTTAGGAAAATCTTTTTCATTCCATACTTTTTCAAAAAATACAGGTATGGATTTCCAATCATTACGATGTTCATATTCTTCGTGCGTCGTCCAAGTTTCTACGAAATTAGTAGTAGTGGATAAAAACTTATTTACAGGTTCGTCATCAGCATATACACCAATTGAATCTTTTTCTGGTGTATGCGTTTTAAGCCATTCATTCATATCATCTACTAATGATTGATAATGATCTAATAATACAGGATAATCAATATAAGAATTAGGTGCTATGAACATAATAATCTCTATATTTTTTAAAATACATATCTATTTTTGCTAAATTAGAAGTTAAAAATATTGTTGTTGAAGCTTCATCTAAATGGTCTGCGTATATTTTACGTCCAGAATATTCTGTCAACCAAAGTATTTTTTGTTTTAAAAATTCTATTTTTTCAGATAAACCATGATTTAAATAATATTCTACTTCATCTTTACTAAAAGAATTTTGCATTTTAAGTACCACATTTGATTCTATATAAATTTGATCTTTTGGTTTTTGTACTTCTATAATTTCTTCATTAACATCTTCTAATACTTGAGTAAAGTATTGTCTATCAATGTCTATAACTGCTGTAATTCTCCATTGGTCTGTATTATTCCACATCTGATGTTCGTTCCATCTTCCATCAAAACAAACTAATTCTCCAGCTAATGGAAATTTATAAATTCCATTTACTTTCATTCCAACAGTTTTTGATTTTCTATCATTCATACCTGTAAAGAGTGTAGCAATAATACTCGCACCCTCTAATGAATAGAGTGGCAAATTCCAATCTTCTTCTATCTTTTCCCAAGTAGAAGTATCTAAGTGTGGTGTTATAATTCCATTTGGTTTTATAAAATTAATAAAGATTTGTTTAATACCTTTACATTCAGACATTAATTGCCAAGATCTTTTAAATACTTCTTTATTCCATTTGCGTTCATAAAGAAAATCAATTGATCGCCAATCATTATAATGTTTTCTTTCATTTTCGTCTGTAAGAATTTCTTTATAAGCAATCGCACGATTTTTATGTGCCTTTAACTCTTCTTTTTTGTTAAGAATCTTTTCTTCTACTTCTTCTGGTGGAGCATAAGCACATTCGGTGCTTGTTTCTATTGGATGATTTTCCATCCATTCACGTAAATCTTCTTGCATCAAAGGAACTATTTCATCCTTTAATTTCTCATAATCAATGTAATATGTTGGATTTATCCAGTTATAAATTTTTCTCATACAATTTTTCTTTTCTCTCCATCTCTTTTAATATCAAGTGACAAACAATGAACACCACCATCCCAAAAACCACCTTGTCTTAAATTAACAGAATGTAATGTTATTCCAAATTCTTTAAAATAATTTGATAATGCTGGTTGTTCATTAGTGACAATTATATTTTTATTATCAACTACAACTACATTACTATCAAATGCTACTTCTTGTGCAAAACCTCTCCACTCATCAATCCATTCATCAATCCATTCAATACTATACTTACCATCTGTTTGTGCTAGACGATGTTCATATTGTTTCATATCTACATCTTTAATTAGATGACCAAATTCATGTATTTTGAACTTACTATTATTTAGGAATATATCTGGAACATAGTTTTTATTCGTACAAAATACTGTAGTATCATCTGTTTGAAAGAAAAATTGATCTATGTGTCCCCATCCACGATGTGGTTTATTTGCATTTTTTATAAATCTAGCATTAGGCATATTACGTTGCATCCACTCATAACCCAATTTAGTTCCTGGACCAGAAGAATTTACTATTAATGCATCACCGCATTTATACATTGTAGCACAATGCCATAATATTTTATCTACTAAGTCAACACCATAGCGATCTCCACCATGAGTGTACCATTGAGTATCAGGTCTAAAATCTTTTAACTGTGGAACTGGCGTTGATATCCAGTTGTATCCTTCTTTATATTTTTCCATAAAAATATCATAGAATGATAATGACTCTAACCATCTATCAGCCATACTTGTATAGGAAGAATAAATTGTGTTCCCATATACTAGATAACTGTCTCTTGGAACTAATGGTGCTATTGGATTCTTAATTTTAAATCCAGGAAGTTTTAATGGTTCTCTAAAATCTATTACTTTTGGTCTATATACTTTCACTCCTAACGAAGTGCATATATTTGAGAATTTCTCTAAATCTTCTTCTGTTTCTTTTATAATTGGAGTAAGAACTTCTAGTATATCTGGTTTTAAAAAATTTGAAAAATATTCAGGCTTTGGTATAACACCAATAATAATTTCTTTTAAAGGATCATAATCTGTCCAAACACTCATAATTATTCTTCTTTATCAAAGCTATTATTCCAAGTATCTTTTAAATATTCAGGATCCCAAAAACTATAATAGTTGGTTGTTTTTAATAAATTTCTACGTGCTTCATTTAATTCAGGCAAACTTTGAACTAACATAAAGTTAAAATAGCCATTATTTGTTTTAATTCCATTAATGTACGTATCTCTGTCTTTATGGTCTGCTATAAACATATAATTTTCATATTTGTTTATAAAATAATCGCACCATTCATCTAATTCAGTTGTTGTAATATTTGGATTAGTTATGTTGTAAATTTTAATTTTTTTAATCTCCCATAATAAAGGAGGACGAAAAGATTTATCGATGTTTAAGTCTTCAGGTGTAGGTACACTGATTCCTTTACTAAATGGACATATAGAATGGCCATCAAGTGCTTGGCGAGGTATTTTAAGTCTCGCCAACCACTCTTGTAATGCTTCTTTTGGTGTTATATTATGCTTGTCTAACAAGATATTGATCCTTCATTGAAATAGGATCAAAATATTCTTTTATCATAGTTTTCACCATTTCAATATCAAAAGTTTTGCATGAAAACAAATCAAAATAACAATCACCACTATTATCTAAAAAGTGTATTGTTAATGAACTTGTAGTCAATGCTTGTATTACTGTCCATCCAGCTATTTCTGGCTTTTCAGCAAAATGAGTTATCCATGGCTCACCCCATGCATTCATATCAATGCGAACTAAAAGATCATTTAAAAAAGTTTTCAAAACTACTGGGTCTTGAAAGTTTTTAGTGCATCCTTTTGCATCAATAATTAAATGATATCCCCAAGATGTTTGACGTTGGGGAATCTCCTTGGAATTTGTCAATTCCGTTTTCGTAATTGTTTCTAGTTGCATCTCTACTTATTCTCCTTTTTAAAAAGAGCTTTTACATAGTTTAATGCACCTGTTAAGATTTCTTTAGATTTGTTTATTACATTGTCAGCGAATGCTGGCTTATAAGACCAACCGATTATGATACCGATTGCTAATAGAATTATTGTCTTCATGTTTTACTTACCTCTATTACTTGCGACATACATTTTCCCCCAAATCCGAATGAGTTATTTAATGTTCGCAAAACTTTTTTGTTAGTATTTAAATTCTCACGAACTAAAATATTTTTAGAATCGCAAGACGCACTTTTAAGATTTTGTATATGTGGAATCGTTCCTTTTTGCATAGAAAGAATCGCATATATACATTCTAACACTCCAGCAGCACCTAAGGTGTGTCCTATTTTAGACTTCGGAGCCCAAATAGGTTTATCACCTAGAAAGCTGACTACAGTTTCGTATTCTATCGGATCGCCAATAGGTGTTGATGTAGCATGAGCACATACAAAATCTATTTCTTCTCCAATATCTTTTGTTGCTTTAGACATACTTATACGAGCACCTCTGCCATCATTGGCTGGGCTTGTCATATCTAAAGCATCACTAGCCATACCACAAGGATATAACTTAGCGAATATCTTACTTCCGTATTTTTTTACCATCGCTTCTGATTGTAATATTAAAACACCACAACCATCTCCCATTAAAAATCCTGTACGAGAATCATCAAAAGGCATACTGTAATTTCCTACAGCACCTAATGTATTAAAATATTTAATTGCCATCGGAAAACAACCTGCATCAGATCCTCCGACAATTACATACTCATATTCATCAACTAATCGCATTCCATAATCAATTGTTACAAGACCAGTAGAACAACTTGCGAATGTTGCTGCACTTAATCCCATAAATTTATAATGAGATGAAATATGTGAACATCCCATGTCTGGAATACGATTTGCTGATTTTCTAGGATTTACTCTTTTATGATTTTTAGTTAGTAAATACAACTCATCTAAAAATTCAGTATCGTTTGAAACTGTTGAAAGAAGAGTCGCAACATCATAATGGTGGGGTAGGTTTGACATTTTTAATGCTGCATCAACTGAATGAAGCATCATCTTTTGTGCGTTCGTTAAAGAACGAAGCATTTTAATGTCAAAATCTTTTGGTATAATGCAATCGTTAGGATTGAATATAGCACCACGAAAAACTTTTGCGTTCTCAGCTTTCAACTCAGGTAAATCAGAAGAATAATCATGATTATCTAACATCTTATTGAAACAATCTTTTGGATTATTTCCAAGGCTGTCAATCATTCCATATCCAACTACATATACTGGTTTCATAATTTAAATCTTAATTCTATTTATAAAATAAAGTTATTCATTCTTTGAACTGCAACGTTCCATTGAAGTGGTTTTGGGTAAATATTTCCGTCAACTGTAATTTTTTCATTTGATTTTAAATCATGAAACCAAGCACAAACTACATGTCTATAACTACTCCCATTCTGAATATTATGTGGTCTCCCAGTATTTGCTAATATAGGATTACTCTTAATGGTAGTACTTGTAATTAATTTATCAATATTAAAATCTGGGAATCTCATTGTAGGTCCAGAATCGTTATTTGTTTCAGTTTCGTAGTAAGTAGTATCTTTTATATCATACCAATTCATCGTATGATCGTCTGTGGGACAATAACACCAAATAATTTTAACTAAATCATCTATCCAATCATCGTTGTCAGTGTGAATATACATTCGATAATTTGGTTTAGATGAAAATCTTTCAATACGAAGTACACCAAGATCTATAGACTTAGCCCAATCAATTAAATCTTGATTGATTAAATGTCTTTCATGATAATGGTCTGTGTATTTTGCTGCTATATCTTGATCTGATTCTTTAGGGAATATATAATCCTTTTTAATTGGTGATATTGGCAGATTTAATTCACGCCACAACGTATGACTGTAATTTCTCATATACATAATCCCATTCTACTGTTGAACCATTATAACGTCTCCACGTCAAACTAATCGCATATCGATTAACCTTTGTATCATTTTTCATTGAGTGTGGCACGCCTATATTTACTAATGATGGAAAACCTATTTCAGAAGTATGAACTAAATCACATTCTTCAGGAGTCCAAGCATAAGCATATGGTGTTGTTTCTATTTTATAACTATTTTCACTAAAACTTTCTGGCTCTATAATATCTTTATTTGCAAATTCAGGTTTTGGATTCCACCATTGCATGTAAGAACCTTTTTCAGTACAATATTGCCAATTAATCGCACATGAATTAGTTCCTAAATCTGTTCCATCAATGTGTATTTGTAAATAAAATCCTGGAGGAGAACAAAACACATCAGCATTTTTTAGATACATTCCTTTTCCTTCAAAAAAATCTAACAATTCAGGATTTACTTCTTTTTCTGGTATGGGAAAATGTCCTTTGTCTGGCATTTTACTTAACCAATTTTTATCTATCATTACATCATTTACTGGTAATTTTAAATTTGCGCAATAAATGTTTTTCATATTTTTTTAAAAATTGTACCACAATAAAAACAAACAGCTTTTGTTTCACCATCTTTATATTCTTTTAATGTGTAAAATACTCTTGGATGAGTATCATCTTCTAAAAGAGGATCATATCCATCACAATAAACTGTATTTGCTGCAGTTTCTATAATTGTTTCTTTACTCATATAATAAACCTTTTAAATAAATTTACAGCATCCCACATTGGTACAACATCTTGTAATATTCCACTTTTAACTGCTTTATCTCTATCAAATGCTATCTTACTTAATTCTTCATTTAATATAATTTGATCATTTGTGGTGTATCCTGAACTTAATATTTTATCAAACACGCAAGATAAACATTTACGAGATGAATGAGTAGTAGCAACATTGTGTGGTTGCCCAACTTGAACTATTGAAACTTTAATATCGTGGCTCTCAATTAAATCAACTTCATCAGGATACCAATATAAATCTGCTGTGTTAATATCTCTTTCAGATTGATTTTCATACATTACTCCTTCGGTTTTTGCCTTTGTATTTGACTTTGGTTTAAACCAATTCATTAAACTATTTCCAGTTGGATTAAAAGCATAATTTAATTTAAATTCATCATGAAGATTATTTCCATCAATATGAACTGGCATTGAATGATTTGGTGGATTATAAAACAATTCTATATCTGTAATACTCAAGCCGATCATCTTAGTCCATTTTAAAAATGCATGATTATGATATTTAATCGGTACCCATAATTTAGTTTGTTTTTGGAATGTTTGTTCATCCATCCAATTCATTCCTTCAGCATTTAAAGGAAGAGGACATAATTTATAGTCTAGTGCTTTATGATTAATTACTGAATCGTTAAATAACATGGTTTATTCCTTTTCGGGCTTTTTATTTACTTCATATGATGGATAAAAGTATTCATCTGAATCCCCGAATACCCATTTTGGATTTTGTTCACAATGATAATATCTTGAACTTACTTTAAAGTCAGGAACACTTAATCCTTTAGATTTAACTGCACTTGATTCAAAGAAAAGCATACGATTATTTGGTTGTGCAAACCATTGCCCATTATCTAATTTACCAATATTATGTGATTTATGTTCTGTAGGAACTTCTGATTCGGTGACGTTTGGAATATTTGGGTCAGCATGAGCACTATCTATTGTGAATAGATATTCACCACCCATACGTGAACCATCTCTTAATATAACCTCTACACGACTGTGTTGTAGGTATTGTTTTTCGATTAATGTAATGTGATAACTAAAACCATCCCATAGTTGTAAAAAATCTAAAGGAAGTTGTTTATTTAAGTCGATATCTGTTTTCCACACATAAGCACTAATCGGAAGTTTATCATAAAGTGCTCCATATTCTGGTAAATAACTTTCAATATAAAATGCTCTACGTGGAATAGATTTAAGAGTCACCCAAGTGCATGGGACATATTCTCCAAAACCTTTTTTAAAGTCGTAAAGAAACTCTTTTTTAATCCAGCATTGTATGTGTGGTAAATTAACTACAAAATTCATATAATGTATTTAGTTAGCATTTGGCTCACTCGGCAAGACTCGAACTTGCAACCCCCAGTTTCGTAGACTGGTATTCTATCCATTGAACTACGAGTGAATAAAATAGATTATGGGGTAGGAATTACTATTCGTTCAAATACTTTTTTAATTCCATCCATAGTATTCTTAGGTTTATCATCTGTTGTTGTATTTGTAGTGCAACTAAACAAAAATAAAAGTATTATTAATTTTTTCATATCTATTTTATTCACTCCTTTATTCGATAGTAATTCTGTTATCTAAAATCAACTTTGCTTCTGTTTCAACCCAAACCTTTGCTCCACAAGATAATGGTTTATCTGGACTGTAAATTATTTTTGATTTACCAAGTATTTCTACTTCTTTTGCATAAGTATTAGATTTTGAAGTTTTAACTGTAATAACAGGTTCATCTGTGTCGTTTTTCTTGTTAGCACGAATCAGATGTTGATTAATGTGTATTTTTTTCTTCATCTATTAATTTGAACTAAATTTAACTTTTCAAATAATTCGGCAGTTCTTGCGACAGGATCTGATATACCATTCCCAAAACTATAATCCATTGGTTTTGTGTGATGATATTCATGATTTCCTTCGCCCCAATTAATGAATGCACCTGCGATTGGATCAAGTGACACAACTTTTTTTGGTATTTCGTGACTATGACTTACTGCGTTCGTCACACCCATACCATGCAAACCTGCAACTACAGCTAATGCTGCACCAATACAAACTTCTAAGCCACCTAATATTCCTAAATTTACTTTTAAAAATTCTGATACAATGAATAATCCAAACCAAAATAATAATAAAGTAGGTATAGCACGATTGTGATAATAAACAGCAATGCGATTACGAAATAATCCTGCTGCATATTTTAATGGTACATCTTCTTTTCGCCAATCCCATAAATGTAAATAAGATCGCCAGAATCCTATACGATGTGGACTATGTGGATCTAATTCAGTATCTAAATGAGTATGATGCATACGATGTAATGCTGCCCAACCCAAAGGTGTACCTATTCCAGCATAGATTGCAAATATATTACTTAAATGTTCTAAAAACTTACTTTTTATTTCAATTGATTTATGCGATAATGTTCTATGCGTATAACCTGATACAGCCCAAGCACCAAACCACCAAAATAATATAAATGTAAAAAATGTAGTTAGTGTACCATATTTAAATACAAGTAATGCTAATATATGTACAAAAATATAATAAGCAACACGAAAATATAAATTATTACGTGTTGAAAAATCTTCCCAACTAAAATTACTTATTGACTTTAACATAAGTGTTCCAATATTGTCCTTTACGAATTAACTTACTTGATTTTGATTGTTGATGATATTCTAAAGCACCCAATTTAATATTATTCTTTACAGTCTTATGAATATGTTTTTTCTCAACATCTGGTAATTCTTTTTGTAATAAACGAAAAAGAACTAATTTCTTTATGCCTTTAACTCTCTTAGAGGAGTCTTCTTCATTAGCATTGATTAATTTAACAATTTTATCCCATATTGTACTAGCAAAAGAAGAAGTCATTACTCGTTTCTCTTCTGATCTTTTGTATTTCTCAACATCTATACCGATTTGTTCACAATAAACAAAGAAATTTTCTTTCAACTCGTGATTAAAACTTCCAACTGAACCTAAATCTCTTAGATTTGCAAGACACATATGCATATCGTCTTTAACAGTTTGTTTTAAACTAGATTTTTTTAATTTAATCAAACATTCTTCTAACTCATTTGGGTTCAAATGCCTAAAATGAGATGAACGATCGTACCATTTGATTTTTTCTTTTTGTATTACTTTTTGCAAACTTTTAATTTCTTTTTTTGTTTAACGTGTTTTACATTGCCATTTTGATCTCTATATAAATCAAAATGATCTTTTCCATCAAAATAAAAGCCATCTAACTTCCATTTTTTATTTGTTTTTTTATTTTTAGTCATTTTGAACTTCTCCTGCTATCCATTGTTGCTTATAATCTATTTGAGCATTTAATCCTTGTTCACTTTTATTTAAATATTCTAACAATTCTTCTGCCATTTCAGAACGAATTTGTTTAGAGACAGGATCTGGATTACGTTCTTTAATTATAGCATACAAACGATCACGAACATTAGTATAAAGAAAATATAATTCGTTTTGTTTTATTGGGGGTTTCATCTCGTTAATCTCTTTCATCATCTTTAAATGGCATAGCATCAACAGGGTCATTATAATTCATTTTTTTGATAATCGCAGTTAAATTTTGTATGTCTTCGTTCATACGATCAATTACATCTTTTAAATCATTTATTTTAAAAGATTGTTCTGCAATAAGTTTCTCTTGATAATCTATTTTCTTTTTATAATCTTCTATTAAAATTATATTATTATTTACCATTTGTTTATTAACCAATCTTTAATAAGATTAACTTTTGGATTACCTTTTAACATAACAATATCTGTAAAGTCGCCATTAATTTGATCTATTTCAATAAAAGTAATATTTTTTTGTTTATTATATTTTATTTCTGCTTTAAATTTAAGCTTTAAAAACATATATTCTTTGGTAAAATATATTTTAGCATCATTTTCTGCCATAGCAAAAGCATCAGCAAAGTAATGTGTATTAGGAATTTGCATTTGTTTAATCATTTATATATATATGCTTTCTGTTGTAAATATATATCCCATTGTTTTAAAACTTTCACCTTTTTTTAAACACCAAACTTCCTTTACTACTTGTTTTGCTAATTCTTCGGATTTAAAATATTTTTTTTCATCTAAAAATTTTAAGAAAGTATTTTGATTAAAAATAAAAGTTTTAGATTTTCTATTTTTAATAATAGTGATTTCTTTCATTTTAGTGACTATGACTTATGTTATTTTCATCTACAAATATTTCTAAATCTTCTTTAATTTCTAAATAATTTATATCATTAAAAATGTCATCAGAATTTTCAAATGCTTTAATTCTATTTGTAAATTCAGCACTTACAGTATATGGACTTGCCATAGTTTCATATATACCCTCTTCTGTACTTACTGCATCAGAAATAGTTCCATTTAAATAATCTTGCCATACTTGATTTACAACTTTTAAAAGTGTAATTCTATTTGGCGAGTATTTGTAGTCAGCGATACCAAATGTTGCATAAGGGATTGGTTCTTTATAAGGAAACATATTATACACTCTCCTTTAATAATTTAACATTATTTTCATATACCAATAACATTAAATCATCAGAAATTCTTTCATAATTTTCATCATCAAATGCAGCACCTTTTAAATAATTTGATATTGATTCATCAAAACTATCTCTTACATCTTGTGGGCTTGGTAATTCCCCAACAAAAGAAATGATACGATTATTAACATACATATCATAAGTAGATTGTGCTGTATTTACCAACATATCTCTAAATGTTGTTGGTAAATAATTATTTTTATTAAATTCAGCCCAGTTTAATAGATTTTTAACTTTCATATTATCTACCCTCCTTTGCTGCTATTTCTAAATCTAAAGCAACTTCAGCCATCGCTTGTTGTGCGTCATTTAAATCAAACTCTGGATTTTGTAATTTATCAAATATATCCACAGCTTGTTTTTCACCATGTTTTTTGGAAAATTCTTCTCTAGATAATACAAATACATCATCTTCCATTTCCATTAACCAATTTTTCACTTGTCCCATAATATACTCCTTTTTATTATTTGTTTATGAGTATATTGTACCATATTTCATTGAATAAGTAAATACTTGTAAAAAATAAAAAAGCATTATATTTCAATGACTTAGTGTAATGTTATCACATCAGCTTCTGGTTTATCGATAGTTCCAGTCAAATAATTAATATAATCTAAAAATTCTGGTGCTTCTGGATTTGAATGTATAGTCCATGATGTTCCAGTCATTCCTTTTTGACAATAATCTGGCATTTTAGAATCAATATCATCAACTAATATAATAATAGAGACTTTTTGCGATTCACTATGACCAGATAAATCTGCTGGAATATTTGCTGTGTTATTAAATTTACAAGGAAAACCCATTTGCTGTACCATATTATAATCAATTGCATCTTGTCTTGCTCTATCAAGTTGATATAATACAGAATTAACACAATAACGTATTACATTATACTCAAAAAGTTCATCGACTTTATCAACTGTTGTTTTTAATTGAAAACCATTGATATCTATGTGGATTGTTTGATTTCGCATTGTAGCGAATTTATGACGTATTCCTACGATATTCTTTTCACTTGACATAATATAATTTCTACTTCTTTTTAACTCTGACTAATGTTTCTATTTTTTTAGTTCTATCTACTTTGGGATAAAATATTTTAAAAGTTTCATTTTCCCAAGCACCATTGTCAAAAGAAGTAAATTCTGTTGTAATTAATTGTGCAGTTTCAGTTGAACGATGCACTGTGACTAATTTTTCATCTTCCCAAACTCTTATTTCAGCTGGAAATGAACGATTAGATATTTTTTCTATAATGTTGCCTATTTTAAGCATTGATGTATGTTGAAACAGATTCTTTCGTAATGTTTGGATATAAAGATGTTAGATTTTGATTTTTTAGTGAAAGAAGTATTTTTTGTTCTTTTGAATCTAATCTTTCTAACATTTGAATAAACAATAATTCTCTTTGAGCAGGTTTTAAATCTTTTCTTCTAAAAATATAAAACTTTCTTACTTCTAAAGTAAGGTTTGATGGAGCCATATCTTGTGGTTCAATCGCAACTTTAAATGGTGGATTTGTTTCTGGTAAATCCCACTTTAAATTACTGTCAAAGTTGTTTTGTAAAACTAATTTTAACTGAGCATTATTTTTATATTTAACAATGGCAGTTATATCATTATTTATTTCTTCTAGTATTTCATAAACACGTCTTCCCATGTTTAAAACTCCTCTATTTCTTGGAGCAATAGACTACAACGTTTTTCAATTAAATAGTTGTATATTGTCATCTTATCTCCTGTTGGTTTTAGGTTATTATAAGCATTTAGTATATCATCTGCTATATTTTTAGGTATAGAGTCAAGACATACTAATTTTTGGTTTCTTAAGTAGTTTTTCTTTTGCTCATCAGTTTCACAAGCATCAAAACCTCTTTCTAAGAAATTATTTAATATCTTTTTTGTAATTGGTTTTTGTCTTTCATCTTTATTAAAGATATCATCAGGCGAAAGTATATTTGGAACACCATCTCCTGAGTCGCCTCTTACTATATGTTCTATTATATATTGTTCAGCTTCTCTTACTGATGCTTTATTAACTTGTTTTTTAAGTAATGGTGAATATTGTTCAACGTTTCCATGTTTTTGTAATTGTTTAAAGTCTTTGTCTGAAGAAACAATCATATGTTTTTCTAAAGGTTTTTCTTTCACTAATGTAGCAATTACATCGTCTGCTTCAGCATGATTAATATGTAATACTTTATAAGGAAAATATTTAACCAAATCTTGCCTTACATCAGACATAGTTTCAAAAATAAGTTTCCAATCAACTGGATCTGCTTCTCTATCTTTTTTACGATGTGCTTTATATAGAGGAAATTCTACTTTTCTCCAAACGTCTTTACCATCAGCACATATAATTAAATCACCATAGTCTGCTGAAAATTTTTTCTTATAATATTTAATAGTAGAGAGTATTGCGTGACGAATAATATTAGATACTTCTTCCGTTGGTCTTCCTTTTTGAACATCTTGTTTAAAAGAAAGTATATTTGCAATTGCTACTTGTGAATAATCAATTAATATCATTTTTTCAATTTTTCTTTTGGTATCCAAAATCTATCTATTTTGGCTTTTACTTCACTAAAAACATTTGATGGGTTTATAATTGTTCCATCAGAAAGTGTTTGTACATAATTCATATCTGTTAAATATGAACATAATTCATTAGCTTCATATCCAGCACGTCTACACATTGCTGTTTGTATTTCGGTTTGAATAATTGGACGATATTTTTCAATTGTATTAACAGCACCTTTAATAACTTGAAATTCTAATCCCTCTACATCTATTTTAATTCCATCTACATCTTTAAAATTAAAACTGTCTAATGTTTTTGTTTGTATTTTTTCTTGAATAGTTCTCGTAGATCTACTTTCAGGTTTTTTAATCCAACCTTTTTTAGTTAATTTTTTTCCATTAAAATTTAATTCTATATGATTGTGACCAGAAGCACATGTGACTGTATTCAATATTTCTTCTCCTTGTTTATCACTTAACGCATAAGGAAATACTTCTATATCACCAGTCATTATAATAGGAGCATAAGAATTTTTAGATAGTTTAAACCACCCTTTACCATTTGTTTTATTATCTTTATTAATCTTAATATTTTCTAACAACCATGTTCTTAAATATGATGTAGGTTCAAAAGTTTTTATGTTTTTAGCCCATGTAGCATATTCAATTGTGTTAGTTCCTAAATGACCACCAACATCAATAATTGTTCTTGCGTTTGGTGTTAATGTTCTAAAATATCTTAAATTGTTTATTTGATATCCATTACTTTTTAATCTTGTGCCATAAAAAGTATCATTTTCTTCAACATGATATATACGACCAATTGCAGATTTAACTATTACAGATTTTCTCATACTATATTATACAAAATTAATAAATGTGGTGGAATCAATTTATCTTCCAAATTATGTGGTGTAGTTTCCCAACACTCATCATCTCCATTTTCATAAACACCAACAAATCCAAACTCATTAAAATCTTCATAGTTTGTTTTTTCAGTACCATAAGTTGCTTCGATTGAATATCTTTTAGTTTCAACTAGATAATCAAAAAAAGAAATTGGTGGAACGTATTTTGTTTGAATTTCAAAAAAGATAGAATTAGGAGAGGATCGTTCATAACTAATAACTTTACCATGGATACGATTGTTCCAGTTTTTATTCACAAGCGAATATTTGGCACCTTTTTTTTCAATATCAAATATGCTTCCAAATAAAGGAACAATGTTCTTAAATATTATATTAGCTTTTAAATCGTTTTCAATCATATCAATTTTAAATGGGTCAGTGTGTGACATATTAATATGATTTGATACTATAATCATAGATATATTATACTATAAAAATACTTGTATGTAAATAGTTAGTTTTTACTAAAAAAATCATTTAATCTAGTCTTTAATTCGTTAAAATATTCATCATCTGCGATTAAATTCGCTATAATTCTTATTGAATTGTTTTGTTGAGTAGTTGAGAGCATTCCTGAACGAACAAGCTTACCCATTACTCCAACAGTTGGGTTTTTACAATCTAATTCTAAAAACAATCCTTGTTGTCTATAACTTTTCAAATACCCTTGATTGAGTAAATCTTTAGCAATTTCATCTAAACGTATAACTGTTCTTTTTGCTGTATGAAACAAACCATTATTTTGTATAATTTCTTTTACTTTTTTCATTGCACCAATACCAGCCATATAAGGTTGCCAAGTGTGTCCCCACCCCCACTCTTGCGTTGAAAGAATTTCACCAATACGAGCATTACCTGCTGCGAATCCGATTGGTGCATATCCTGCTGATAATGATTTACCACAAGCAATAATATCTGGTTGAATATTATATCCTGCTGTTGAATATCCAAAATATGATAATGATTTACCCCAACAAACTGCTACATCATCTGTAATAAAATTTATTTTATATTGTGTACAAAGATGTCTAACACCCTCCCACCATCTTTTACTATAAGGAAGTATTCCATCCATCCAAGGACAAGTTTCCATTATAAAAGCACCAACGTTTGACGAGTCATCAAATTTAGTAAATCTTTTTTCTAATTCTGCTAATGCTCTTTCTTCTTCTGTTTCACGTTCTTCTATTGTGTTCCACTTAGGTGCTCGAATACATCTTAATCTATCTGATGGAAAATCAGCTGTATATGGACTAGCCATTGCTCTTGTAAGATAACTTGTGCCGTGATATCCTGGAGAACAAGATACAATTAAATGTTTTTTTGGATTTACTTGTTTCCAATAACTATCATTCATCATGATAGCACACTCTACTGCTGAAGTTCCAGAAATAGCCCAAGACATAACTGACATTCTTGATTCAGATAAAACAAAATTAACCATCTCCTGAGTATCTGTATCACTCTCACCAGTGTTTCCTCTTATAAAACCAACTGAAGTAATTTTATCAGCCATTGCCTTTATTACTTCACTATGAGCATAACCAAGTGTGAAAGCACTATTCCCAGATTGAATATCTAAGTATTTTTTACCATCATTCATTTCAACCCAATAACGATGAGTATTTGTGACTATTTTAGGAATTTCACCATCAGCACTATTTCTTAATTCGTACATTGTAAATCCATACTTGTTATATAACTATCTTTATTTTCTATGATGTATCTTACTGCTTTTAAAACTGATTCGATTGTTAATTTTTTACCAGAATATTCTTTAGAAAGTTGAGTATCTACCCAATCAAGACGAAGAATACTAATTTTGAGAGGAATCTTTACATCATACAAGCTTGTAATAGAATCTTCGAGTAATTTTTTCTGTGACCAATAAGTTTTAAATGTTTCAGGAACTTCTTCAATAGTTTTCCACACTTTACTTACAAGTGATCCTATTACAATTACATGTTTTGATTCTGATTTGTAAAAATTAAAAAGAGTATTCAAAGAAATATGTTGTTGTCCTGTGTGTGCATTCAGTACTATGACTGAAGCATCTTTACAACTATCTATAAAATCTGAGTGTACTTTTGAATCGTTTAAATCTAAATGGTGAGATATATCATAACCAGTACAATATATATTAGGTTGTTTCGCATAATAATCAAATATAGATTTACCTATACCAGATCTATGCCCTGTAATCACATATTTCATAACATTATTCATAATTAAAAAATAATTTATTTTTTACGAATACACAATAAACATCTTACAAGACATTTTTTTATTTTAATAATTAACTTTTTCATCTTCCTTGACCACGATAAGCTTTATGAGATCTTCTTTTATGCTTATTCATCATTGATTTACTAAAAAAACCATTTCCAATACTTGTACGTTTTGGTTTTGATTGTCTCTTAGTGTTTGTTCCATAATTTGATGCACGTTTTGCCATAATTTATTTTTTTAGTTGTTTGTTTTCAGTTTTCTTTGAAAGGTTTAATTTTTCTGTAAGATATTTTATAAACTCTTCAGGAGAATTATATTTTTTATTTTCTTTATTTTCTTTTTTCATATTAATCACGAACTGGAAAATTTGGTGTAGGTGGTTTTGCTGATGGTGGAGTCATCACTGTTGATGTAGTAGTCACTCCATTAATTTTTTCTTGTGTTCTTCCATAAGCTGTCACTCCTAATATCGCACCCATAGAGATGTGAAATAATCCACCACCTTTTAAGGTTAAAGGATCCCAAGGAGTAATAACTATTGATTTTAAAAATGCTATTTGGGCTGCGTTCCACAAAATAGGGAATACCATAAAGTCAACAAAACAAATAGCAATGTATAACCAAGCAATCGCTGGTCGCCATAATGTTTTAATATCTGCATTATCCATATTAGTCTTTCTTAGGAATTACAGAATTTTTAGGTTCTTCTGGTCTTCCATCTACTGGTCTTGAAATTGTTTCTTTTATATCTGAATACCTATCAGTCTTGTCAAGTTCAAAAAAAGGAGTAGGTTTATTTTCAGTTATATTTATATTTGATAATTCTTTTTGTCTTTGCTCTTTTTTACGTTGTAAATAAAAATCACTTAAATTAGATTTTAATGTATCAACACGTAAAACAGTTTTTAGTTTATCTTTTATTTCATCTTTTATATTTTTAGCTGTTTCTTTTATTTCTTCTAATGATGTTTGTGTTGGTAAAGAAGTAGGAGGTTTTTCACCTGTAAATGCTATTTCTCTATTCCAAGCAATTAACATCATAACTGCTAGTGGGTCAAATACAAAAACTATAATTATAATAACAAATCTTACAGCTTTTTCTAATAGGTTTTCGTCAATCCTATCACCATATATTAAAGCAGCAATATATTTAATCGGTCCAACTTCAGCTTCAACTTTTCTTAATTGTGACGCAATAGGTGCACGTTCATTATTTAATTTGTTTATTTCATTTTGCGCACGATCTATTTCAGCAACTAATTTATTTCTTTGTCCTTCTTGTTTTCTTCTTAATTCAGTTGCTGCATTAATACCCTTTTCATCAGTGGTACGTCCTATACTTTGTTCAACTAAATCATCTAATTGTTTTATTGTTTTTTGGTTTCTATTGATTAAATCTTTTTGATATTTAATTTTATCATCTAATAGATAAACTTTAGAGGATACTTCACCTGTTGGTATTGCTTGATCTAAATGTGCTTTACTTAAAAATCCAAAAATACCCATGCTTGTTAAAAGCATAAGTACAATTAATGAAATGCTAAAGTAATATCTCATTACTTTTGTTATATCATTCCATCTTCGATATAGCCAAGATGCAATTACTAATTTTGCTGTTTCTAAAGCTGTACCCATAATTGCTATTGGTATTACAGCTGTTGCAAATATTGCTATTAATCCAGTAATCGCATAAAATGCTGCGATAGCTGATAAGAACAACGCATTAACTAATAATAGTGTCTTCATTTTTTCTTTTTCTTGCTTTTTATGTATTTAATATGGTAGATTAAATTGCGGCCATCTCGCCCATCGTTTGCGTTCTTCATTCAAATCTTCTACAGTATGATTTGGACCAAGATTTCGCATGAAAGGATAAGAGTCACTGTCATACACAAATCCTATGCCACAATTGTCAAATCTACTTCGGTCAAATCGAAATTCTCGCATTCCTGGAGCACTTATTCCTCCCTCAGCCTGTCCACCTGCTTGAAAGCAAGCCAGTTCTTCTGCTTTGAAATTAAAGTCAAATGAGTGTATGATGGCAAAATCAAATTTGTTCAGTGTTTGCCAATTTACTGGATTGACCCAAATTTTATCACAAGTGGATCCATCCCATTCCCCACCTTTGCCATAGAATCTCACATTGGGATATCCACAGTCCGAGCGATGATACACAATGCCTCCACCAGAACGTGTGTCTGCTGCCATAACTGGTTGCGAGAACCAATGGATAATTGCAGCAATCGTTAATAGAATAATTGACCTCATTTATTTCTTTCTGTTATCATCTCCAAATCCATAAAATACTACTTTACTATCTCTACCATATTGTGCTTGTACTGCTCTTGTAGCGTCAGTCACATTTATAGCACGTTGCTCAACTATAATTCCTGGAGATGTGTTGTTAATCATTACTAAAAATCTAAAAGTTTTTAAAGGTATCATTTACCAATATTTTTTCTTGTAAATTTCATCATTATATTTTCATTATAATATTTGTTTTCACCATTAGGAAGTTTTGCATTCAATACATCAAATTCAAACATATACTTTACTTCCCAATAATTAACTTCACCTCTTGTTTTGCAGAGTCGAAGTATTTCTCTTTTGAAATTTTGTTTTCCTATTTTTTCTACTTCGTTTAAAAATGTAGTTGAAGATCCCCAATAGTCTGCCCAATCGTTTTCTACTCTTGAACGTCTTTTATTGACTCTTCCTTTAAGTGGCTGTTTCGTTTTAGCCGATGTAAAATATTTACGTCCTATATAGATTTTATTATTTAAAAGATTTGTAATTGAATATATAAATCCGAAATATTTTGCAGGATCATTGAATTCTTTGTTTTCGTATAACCATTTTGTCATACTTATATTTATTCATCTGATTCTTGTTCTTCAAATTCATTATTATCATCAGTTATGTCATGTGCACACATTGGACAATAAGCAATATCTGCCTTAGTCAATGTATCATCTTGTGTCGTAAATGAAATCTTACCCTCTGTTTCGCAAGATATGCAATGAAATTTAACTGTTTGTGTTTTCATTATTTTTTGGCTCCCCAAACATCACCCCAATCGCCTTTTAAAGATCCTTTTGCATAATCAGTAATACGATTTTCAAAAAAGTTTCCATGTATTGGAGCATTCATCATTTCCTCTACCCAAGGAAGTGGATTTGTTTTTCTTTTATTAATACCTTTCAGACCCATTGAAATAAGTCTTCGGTCACATATATATCGAATATATTCTTTTACTTCTTCTTTTTTTAAATTTTGCATATCGCCCATTGAGAAAGCAAGATCAATAAAGTTATCTTCTAATTCTACCATTTTTTCAGCAATATCATATATTTTCTTTTTAAGAGAATCATTCCATATTTCATTATTTTCTTCAACATAAGTTCTAAACACTCTTATCATCGCTTCACAGTGTTGTGTTTCATCTACCATTGACCAAGTGACTATTTGACCCATACCTTTCATAAGTCCATGTCTTGGAAAATTTAATAACATAATAAAAGATGAGAATAATTGCATACCCTCTGTAAATGCTGAGAATGCTGCGATGCTTGTAGCAATACTAGTTTTATTTGTACTCTTAGATGCTAAGTCTACAAAGTAATTGTGTTTTGCTGCCATCTCTTTATAGTTATTGAATTCATTATAAGTTGCTTCTGGCAAACCTAATGTTTCAATTAAATGAGAATATGCTGCAATGTGTAAAGCTTCACGTGCCGCAAACCCACACATCATCATACGCACTTCTGGTTGTGGGAAGTAAGGAAGATAATTCATTACATAACCACCTGCTACATCAATATCTCCTTGTGTAAAAAATCTAAAAATATTAGTAAGAAAATGTTTTTGTGGTGGTGTTAATTTACTTTTCCAATCTTTTACATCTTCTAGCATTGGCACTTCTGTGTGTAGCCAATGTGATTGTTCGTGTTTAAGCCATGCATCATAAGCCCACGGATAATTAAATGGTTTAAAATAATTTCTTTCTTTTGTTAAAGAAATTGTTTCAGATTGTTTTGGCACGTTCATGTTCCTCTATATGTTAAGTTAAAAAAATAATTGCACTTTTCCGTTTGGATTAATGTAAATATGTCCTTGCAATGTAATTCGTTTTTCGTAATTTGCTAATGCGTGACGACCTATTCTATGTTGTTCTAAACCACTCCATATATGAAGTGTACCATATTCATATGGTATCATAGTTTCTTTTCCTGATGGCATTAACCACTCTAAGTGTGCTCCTCTTTCTGGCATCATAATAGGAGATAAAAAAGAAAACAGTCTTTTAGGATCTATATTATCTTCCCACAAGCAAAGCGTCGTATCAGTATGCCATCCAAATGCCTGAGCAGTTTGTTTTCCATCAAATATATGAAATCCAGGAATTGGTAAATTTGGATAAAATTCAGTTTCTTTATAATTGAACACTTCAAACCACTTACCAACATTATCAATTAATTTTTTATATATTAAATCTTTAAATTCTTTTAAAAGTATTCCTTGAAGTTCTTTATTTATCTCACTCGTATCTTTGGGTTTAAGTGGATATATACTATCCCCAAGTAAATATTGGTTTTTAGAATAGTCAGATTTCATTTCAAGACTATTTTTATATACATTATAGTCGTGTAATTTTTTCCAATGTGGTTTTAATTCTAAAACTTTTCTTGCTATTTGGTTTCGTTCACCCTCTGAAAAGAAATTTTGTATTTCAGCAAAAGAAAAACGTTTCATAATTTTACCAGTAAATATATGCTCTGTTATCTTTAAGTACGTAATGACCTTGTAAAGTAATTCTACTTTCTCCTTCATTCATACCAAACTTTTTCATCCTATGGAAATAATCACCTTTCCAATAATAAAAAGTATTTAATTTATATAGTTTTACTTTTTCAGGATAATCTTTTAACGCATCAAAATCATTTGTATCTTTATACTCTAAACCAGCAGGATCACTGCTTGGTGATTCAATTAAAGATAAAAAAGAATAACATTGTTCTGGTTTATAATTAGTATCATATCTGCATATTGTAGTATCTATATGATATTCAAAAGGATGTGGTGTTTGCTTACCTCGAAATATATGAAATCCAGGACGTGGATATTCAGACAAATAAGAAGTAGGCAATCCTGTTATATCTTTAATTGTATTAATTATTTTTCCATACAAATCAAAAAATGAAACATTTAAATTTTCTGATAAAATTTTATTTCTTTGTTCTAGATTTTCTAACACGTATGTAGCATCACCTAAAAAATATTGATTTTCAGCTGACTTATAAAGTTCAGGATCTTGTGCTGCTAAAAGTTTAGCAGATTTTGCTAAAGGAAAATCTTTTATATGTTTCCAATCAGATTTTAAATCTTCAACTTTATTTCTTATATTTAAACGTTCTTCGTCAGTGAACCAATTATCTATATTTTTAAATACAAACATAATATTAACTAAGTAATGAAAATGTAGTGGTAATTATTTTTTCTATTGCTGCTTTATATTTCATCATATCAGCTTCTTCTTGTATTTCTTCGATACGAGCCAAATCATTTAATAGATCTGTATATTCAGCTGTTGATAGTTGTCCTGTTTCGTGTTGATGATTATATCTTAATATTTTATTTGCTTTTTCTCTTATCCATGCATTTTCACTAGTTGTTAGTGATTGCATTTCTTGTATTGCTTCATTTATAGTCATTATTTGTTCCTAGCTGCAAGTGCATTTGCTATAATATCCACTTGCTTTGTTAAATTAATTACTTTCTCGATACAATAAAGTTCTTTCATATTACCAGATTTAGAAGATTCGTAAAGACCTCTCATACTCTCAGATAATGGTCTTACCATTTTTAAAACATCTTCATTTTCTTTTGCTGATGAGTAATAATATAGTTTTTCTTTTCCTTCCCAAATTTTTAATATAGTTTCTTGTGATTTATCACCAGTACATTGCACTTGTCTTACATCATATCTTAAATTTGAAATCATTAACATTTCATTATCATCATATGAAGATGGTAATAGTTTTTTAACTGCAACTATTCCTGCAGGAATACATGATGTTAATAACATCAAGAGTATTAAAGTACTCCATATTTTTAACCCTCGCAAGCTAAACATGTATCCTCTTTTGTTAAATCTTTTATCTTAATCTCTTCGATAATTCTTCGTTCAATTTTCTTTGCAACTTTGTCAGCTTTACCAATCTTTTCACTACGACAATAGTATAAAGTTTTTAAACCTTTTTTCCAAGCCATAAAGTGACAAGCATGTAAATATTTAATATCCGTGTCTGGTCTAAAGAATAAATTAACTGATTGTGCTTGGTCTATAAACTCTTGACGTATTGCTGCATGTTCTATAACCCAACGTTGATCTATTTCCATAGCAGTTTTAAAAGTATCTTTTTCATTTTCTTTTAAAAATTCTAAATGTTGAACTGAACCATCATTCATTATAATACTAGACCAAATTTCATTATAATTAAGTTTATCATTTTTTTCAACATATTTCTTAATCAACTTATCTAATTGTTTATTTTTATTTATAGAAGCTCCAGAAAGAGTATCTTGTCTGTAAACATTTGCTCTAAATGGTTCAATTGATGGTGAAGTATTTCCCATTATGATAGAAGATGAAGCATTTGGTGCAATAGCCATTACGTGAGAAAATCTCTGTCCTGTACCAACTGCATCTGGTGCTTCACCTCTTTCTTTTCCAAGTTTAATGTTTGCTTTATCTAATTGGTTTCTTATATGCATAAACATTCGAGTGTTAGCAGATACTGCCATTGCAGACTCCCATGGAATATTTTTGCTTTGTAGGTAAGCATGAAAACCGAGTGCACCAACTCCGACACTTCTTTCTCTTTCAGCTGAGTATTTTGCTCTTGATATAGCATTCGGAGCGTGAGATATAAAATATGTAAGAACATTATCTAACATCTCTGCTATATCTGCTAAAAACTGATCGTCTTTCTTCCATTCATCAAAATATTCTAAATTAACTGAAGATAAACAACACACAGCAGTTCTTTCGACACTAGTGGGTAATATAATTTCAGAACAAAGATTTGATTGATGAATTTTTAAATTTTTTGATTTTAAGAATGCTGGAAGATGCTCATTTGATGTATCGATAAAATGAAGATATGGTTCTCCTGTCATCATACGCATTTCTAATATACGTTGCCATAATTCCCTTGCACTTATGTAAGATTTAACTTCTTGTGTATGTGGATCACGTAAAGCCCATTTATCGTCAGCTTCTATATCTAACATACATTTTTCAACAAGTTCCATAAACGCATTTGGTATATTGATACCATGATGCATATTTAAACAACGAACATTTTGATCACCTGTTGGTTTTCTTATTTCTAAAAATTCAATTATATCTGGATGAGATATATCTAAGTAAGCAGCATAAGAACCTCTTCTTGTACGACCTTGTCTATATGCTAATGTTGCTGCGTCATATATTTTTAAATGTGGTAATACACCTGTTGATTTATCGTCAGCTGATCTTATACCAAATCCTATACCAACTCCACCACCTACCATCGATAGCCAGTTAGTTTCTGAAAGATTTTTAACTAATCCTTCTGCTGTATCTTCTATATAATTTAAAAAACAAGAAATTGGCAAACCTTTTTTGCTTCTTCCGAATGAAAGAATAGGAGTAGAATATGATAGCCAATGTTTAGATGAATAATCATAAAGTCTTTGAGCATGTTCTTTATTTGAAGAAAATGTTTTACTTACGAAAGCAAATCTTTGTTGTGGAGATGTTTCATCATCTTTCATATAAGATTCTTTCATACGTTTTAAACCTGCGTCGTCAAATAAAGTGTCACGAGTATAATCAACTCGTATATCGTTATATATTTCTTGTGTCATATTTTTTTTTATCTGTAGTATTGAATTACAAAACTGAATCTATAAGTTGGAGCTGATGGACTTGGTGATGAGATACAATGTGGTATAGTGCCATCAAAAAGTATTGCTCTTCCTGGAATATAAAAAGAACAATATTCTAATTTACTCATATTTTGATTTGTGAACATAGTATAACCACCCCATTCAATATTCCATGTCATATTAGGATAATATAATATAGTTCTTACATCGTTTGAACCTGCAGCATCACAATGAAAACGATTACGATCGTGGAGTGTACTTAGATTAACTCTTGCTTGAATAATCTCATACCCATCAAGCATTGAGAGTATTTCTTTAGTTCCTTCTAAATTAAGAAAGTTTGATTGTTGTAATTGGTTGCCTGCGAGTAGATTGCAGTATAAATTAAAATCGCCTTTATATTCTAATCTTGCTGTGTCACTTCCATCTGTAGTAAAATGTCTAGTTGAACAAAAAGAATAAAGTCTTTCTCTATCTGCTGCTGAATATAAGTCATCAAATATAGTTAATTGTCTATTCTCAATATGCAAGCAAGTTTTATTCATGTGCTTTGTTTATAATATTATGAATTTCTGTTATATCTATTTTATTCATATCAACATTTTTCATCAATTCACTTTGTCGTAATACTTTTTGTTTATGTTCTTTCGCTAACTTGGTAAAAAACTCAAATGTTTCTTCGTTATGTCCTATAACTTCAGGTTGTTTATCTTTTGCTGGCATTATTCATCATCCTTAAAAATATTTTCCCACTTTAACATTTGAAAATACATTATATCGTATGTTATAAAGTTTATAAATTGCATTAATACTGTAAATTGTATTTTAAGTATGTATTCAGGTATAATCCACAAAACCAACCATAAACAAATTCCATAATGTAGTCTTTTGTTTGCTGGAATGGTATAAAATAACCAATTCAACATTTAATTACTCAATAATATTTTTATCTTTCTTAATATGACCAACCACTTTACCAGCATTTTTTCCTTCTTTAATAGAATATCCAGAAGTTCCATTCGCATTTATTTCAACTTCTTTTCTTGCTCTCAATAAAGCTTTTTCTTTTTTCTCGATTTCTTGATTAGCAGAATATATTGCCATCGTTCTATCGAATTTATTGTTTGTCATTTTTTTCTTCCTTGTTTTTATTTTTAGTAAAATCTGCTTTTACTACTGTTGGAGAAATAGCTTCTTGTGCTATTTTATCTAACTCTCTTTGTATTTCTATTTGTTTGCTTGTGACTAAGTCAAGTGTATCATAATTTAGATTATCAATAAAATTTCTAGCGACATCTTTGCCTAACTCTAACACAAGTAAATCTTTACCAGCAACAATCATTGCTGAAGCACAAGATATAGCTTGTCTTGGTGTCTTAATATTCATAACAGATCTCCAAAGAGGTTGAAGAAGAACATTTTGTTCATGTTCTACACGTCTTTGTTGTTCTTGTATTTTTGTTATATCAATTGTATTATTATCGTCGCTCATATTTCCTCTATATTTTACAACGTACCCATTTATTAAAAGCAAGTTCTGCTTCTAGTCCACGATACGTATTTTCATTAATTAAATTTACTATATTTATTTTAGGTTGTTTTAAAACTATTTCATTTATATCTTTACCAGATATATTTGAAGGAAGCAAACAAACTCCATATCCTAAGTTTATACACTTATATATAGATTTACAAATTTCAACATTTCTTGGTTCATTATCTATTATTACTATTACACGTTCTTTATTTTTTAAAAGTCTTTTACTTTCAAAAGAAGTACCTGCAACAGCAACAGCATTAGGTAAGAACATACTATCAATTGGTCCTTCAACAGCATATATAGTCTTATTCTCATCTAACTTTTCTAAACCAAATATCTTTTCGTTTTTCTCGTTTGTCTTAATTGTATAATACTTTGGTAATTCTTTTCCTAAAGTACGTCCTTGTATTGCAAGTAAATTCTTTTTCTTATCGTAAAATGGTATTATTAACCTTGGATGATCTTCTTCAATCGAAGCAAATTTTGGTGCAATATTTTCATTAACCCATTTTTTAAATGTATTAACCCAATATAAAGATGCAAGGTATTCAGTTGGTATTTTACGTTTTGATAAGTACTTACGAACAGGATGTTCAATTTGTAGAGTGGTGACACACTCAGCATTAGGAAGAACAGAAATAGTTTGTTTCTCATTTTCTGGTTTAAATTGGTCAAAGAAGTCTTTAATCGGTTCTTTAGAGACTCCAACTTTAGAATTACTTTTATATTTTTCAACATTGTATTCACTTTCTAATTTAGGATCAATAAATTTTAAAAAATTACTCAACCCCATACTAGCACTGCAATTATGGCATTTGAAGTTTAAATTATTCTTAATCTTGTAAATAAACCCTCTTGCTTTCAATACATTACGTTTAGAATCTTTACATATTGGACAACTAAAGTTCCAAAGATAAGTGTTTTTCTTTTTAAAATTCCTTAATTTTGGAGATACTAAATCAACGTATTTAATGTCAATAAACAACATAATAACGTATATTATACTATATTTTAACTTGTATGTAAAGTGCCTTAATTAAATATTTTTAATAATATTTGGGATATATTCTTATATTCCATACCCATTGCAATAGCTAAAATAGCACCACCAGCATACCATTTCCAACGTTCAATATTCTGTACTTTATTTGCTAATTTCTCAATATTATTCGAACTTGTATTCGATAAATGATGGCTTACTTCTTTAATTTCTTTATGCACATCCATTATACGCATATTTAAATCGTGTATTTCGTTATTTAAATGTTCACTTTTTTGTTCGTTATTTTCTAGTCTTACTTCGTGTTGAGAAATTAATTTACTTACTTCTAATGAAGCATCTGCTAATTTATCTACATTTTTATCAAGTTTATTTAATAATGTTTTAAGTAATTCAATATCAGATGTTAATTTAACGAAACGTGACTTAGTATTTCCATTTCCATTACCATTATTATTTTCATAGTTATCTGACATTTTTTTGTAATCTTTCTGCTTCTTTTACCCAATTTTGTAAAGCAATTAATTTCTCACGTATTATATTACATTCTGTGTAATTATCAACAGTTGTTTCTAATAACGTTTTTAATTCTACTTTATCGTTTTCATTTGTTTTGGACTTTCCATCAACACCTCTGGTGGCATTGGGTATTTCGGGGATACCTGTGATTGCTTCATTATGGAGCAATTTGACATCATAAGGAAGAGCACACTGCCTATTAAGATTGTCAGGGATAATTTTTGATACTTTTGCATGGACATTTTCACCTCTTTCATTTATTCTTTTAACTATTCTTTCTAAGTTTTTATCTGAAGCTTCAGATAAATCTTTTATTTGCTTTTCGTATGTTTTTATTTTATCTTTACTTTCTTTTAATATTTTTTTAGTTGTAGAAGAACTATTTGCATAATTTAATCCTTCTAACCATGTTCCTACTATTAATACAATTAAAAACATTATACGATAAAAAAATTTAAGTGGGATTGGTATAAAAGGAATAGATGTAATTATAAATCCTACTAAACCTGTAAAAAATATTGCATGAAACACAAAATCAGGTATTAATGTAAATAATGTTGATAATGTGAAAAAACTACTTAATGATTTTATACTTAAAAATTCAAACATAAATTAATTCAATTCTGTTGCTACTATATTTGCTATTTCTTGTTCTTTTGATTCTTTATTTCTTTTAATAGAAGACCAAGATCCACCACCATAACGATTAAAACGAATGGCTTTCATTTTATTACCATTTTTTAAAACTATAATTCCTTTAGGATTTTTACGAGCAAAATTATAAATTAAATTTTCTCCTTCATCTTCTAAATTTAAATATTCAGACCAACGAGTCCATTTAGTTTTACCATTTTTAAATTTATCATATATAGAATCTTTAACATTAAACATAGCATAACGTCTTGCAGCTTTCTTTGAAACAACTGGGGCATCTGTACTTACACCAGCACCTGTGACATTTGCTATATCTTCTTGTACTTCTTCTGTTAAATATAAATCTCTTAAAAATTCTTTTACTTCTTGTTCATCTAAATTCATTCTCTCATTAGATGATAACAATTCATTATATCTTGATTCAACTAAGTATAATGATTCTTTTTTAATATAAAATTCTTTAATTAAATATAATGCTGCTACAATAGACTTTAAACGATTATCTCCTCCAGGAAGTTTTGCTAATAACATTTTTAATTTAAAAACTAATCGATGCAAATACGAAAATGATTCACGTTCTGCTGAAGTTTTTAATTCTGAATATTTTTTAAGATAATTGCCTTTGTCATCAATAATTCCATATTCATATGCTTTTGTCTTTGTGAAAGGTGTGACAAGCAAATATAAAATTCTTAAAGCAATAAGATTATCTACTACTAGATTTGCCATTATATTTCTCTTAATTTTTTTTGTACGTTTTCATCAATCAACAAACTTGTTGTACGAACTGCTGTATCTGGAATAAACTCAGGCAGTCTTCCAAGATAGGTAAGGAAAGGAATTAATACATCCCAATTTTCTTCACCTACCTTAAAGAATAACATTTTAGTTGCTGATTTTCCCCAAAGATTATAGATAATAATTATATGATTTAATATAAGTCTTTCTTTTAAATCATCTATATTTAAAGAAAGTTTATATCTTTTTAACAGTTTAGAAAGATGAATAAATCTTTTTAAATCATCTTCAAATTCTGATAAATTTCCAATAGTAGGATTATCATAATATTTAATAGCATAACTTAGGAAATTATTTTCCGCTAGTTTTAGCTCTGTCATTATCTTTGGTTAAAGTTTCTTCTTTTTCTTTAGTTGAACTAACTATTTCATTTAATGCTTGTATCGCACCAGTCAACATATCAATCTCTTTTATAGTTTGAGCTGTTGTATTACGAAGTTGAACTAAAAAATTTTGTTTTTCTACTAATATTTTAGAATATTCTTCAATTTTACTTTTTACATCATATGTCATAATTTAAACCTTTATTATATATTATGCTATTGTCATATTTCTAGCTGATAGAATAATCCATCCACTAGTTAATGCTAATAACGTTATTGAAGCACCAACCACACTACTATTAATTGTTGTAAAACCAACTCTAGTTGCAACGTTAATTGATACACTTCCAGCACCTGCTATAACATTTATAATTTTAACTTGTCCTGTTGTACCTGCTGCGAGAGATAGAGAATCACCTCCAGAAGATAGAGTAAAATTAGTTATTGCTGTTGTTAAACTTGCAGCAGCATTACCTGTTGCAGCTTGTGGTGTTTGTGAAAAAGTTAAAAACCCATTCGATATCGCTAAGTTTCCAGCAACATCAAGTTTTTGTCCTGGAGTAGCAGTACCGATACCTACTCTATCACTAGAAGCATCTGTGAAAAATAGATTGTTATCATTATCTCCAGAGATACGAGTATCTTGGTCAGCACCATTTGAATTTACTATCACAGCAGAATTCAAGTTTGCTAAAAAGTTTGTTATTGTTATTTTTTTATTTGAACCACCCTGTACGAGTGTAAATAGATCTGCACCAGCAGCACTGGTTGCAGCTGTTAGATCTGATATTTTTTGATCAGCCATTGTGTTTTCCTATTCTATGTTATAGAGGGGATGGTTATTTTTATCTAACCATCCCAACTCTAGGATTATATTTTTATTTATTTTACGAATCTGCTAGTACTGCATCGTCGTTAGCATCACCTGTTATAGATGACATTGCTACGAGTACTTCAGATTTATGTCTTGTATTACTTTGCGCATCAGTATAGGTTGAATATTTTACCCATCCTGGAGTCGTCAAACCTTTTTGTCTGTTTGCAGCGATAGTTGCTTCTGTAGCATCTACACCATAAACACTCGCAAGATCAGCATCACTAAGAGATGCTGGTTGCTCATTAGCACTTATAGTTAAACCAGATGCAGTTGAACCTGCATAGTTTTTATGTAAAGTTGCTACTGTGTTTGAAGTAATACTTACGACTCTATATTCTACAGTTGCTATTACGACAGTATTTCCTGTTTTCAATTCAGTAGTGAAAGCAGTTCCTGTTCCAGTCAATGTAGCTGATCCGTTAGTCACAGCTGCAGTTCCTGTAATAGCTTTTGTATCTTTGTTTCCAAATAGTGCCATTTTGTATTTCCTTTAGTTTAAATAATTCC